TCCTCTGCTATTTGAATAAAATCATCTAAAGTTGCTACAAAAGTAGTTTCACTATTTTGCACATAGTTTTGTATTAAAGTTTTTAATTCGGCTAGTGTTGTTGGACTGCTCATATTAGGTATTTATTAGACCACCCATACCTGAGTGATTAGTACAGTAATAATAAAGCGTAGGTGCGCCGCTTGCAACTTCTATCTGAGTGTAAGCTCCTGAAGATCCAGGAGTGCCGCTTGTAGTAACTCCTGTTGTATATTCAGATCCACCCCCATGCGTGCCATTTGATGTGGTTGAAAATCTTAATGGATGATTGTTGTTTGTGCTATCTGATTGATCAAATTTATATGTTTGCCCTTCAACAAAAGTTAAAGTAACCGCTCTCGACCCATTAATGTAAAAATAATTTGCTCCAGAATAACTTGCAACCGTTACCGTATAAGTTGTAATAGAAGGAGAAGGTGTTGGTGACGGAGTAGGTGATGGGGATGGCGCGGCTGAACCGTCTGTAACAATTGAAACGCTACCTAGTGTTGATGTAACTTTATTAATATTAAAATTAGAAGGCAACGTAGAAGGATTCATAAAATCATTTTGATAGATGTTAGAATTTGTAACTACAACAAAACCTTCTCCAGCTTCTGTATCATTATTTGGTCTTGGTTTGTATAAAGCCTCTGGATCTGAAACATGAGGTTCTGGCTCTAGTTGAGGATGTTTTGGTTCATAACAACTAGAACAAACTTTAAAACCTGTCCATTCTTGTTTGAGTTCGCTTAGTTTATATTCAAAAGAACACCTATCACATAAACCTAAAGCAAATTTACCAAGAGCATAAGCCATTTTAATGCATCCTAATACTTGGTCTTATCCTAAAAGATGCTCTATCTTCATCTTGATCAGCAGCTCTTCTGAATTCTTCTTCGTATAATGCTTTTAGTTGTGGTGTTAATTGTGGTGCTTTTTTTAAAGATAGATAGTAAGACAACCCAGCAACAAAACAAGGATAAAACCTAAAAGGCATATCTATATTGTTAGTTGCAGCATCTGCATCATCCATTCTTACAATTTTATTAAATACTAAAACATCAGTAGAATTTTCTGGCGCAGGCCATACTTTTAATATTGGAACTATTGATTTATCTAAAAAATACTGAGTTGGTCTAGACTGTGTTTCTTTGTTAGGTATGTTTAAGTACTCAGATCTACCAACTCTGCTAATAGAAATGTCTGTTTGAACATTATTAACCGTTCTCCTAACCACTACATCTAGAATATCTATTATGTTAGCGTTAAGTGTGTATTCGGTAGTGCCTTGAGTAACGGTTTGTGTAGCTTGTTCTATTGTCCACTGGTTTAAGCCTCGATTGGCCCATTCTGCCAACATTAAATTTACACTTCTAACTGCTGTTTTTAAATCATATCCAGTTCTAAGCTCTAAACCGCATCTTTCGTAAGCTTCTTCTATAAACTCAGCTACATTTGGTTCAAAATCTGTACTGTTTGAAGTAGCCATTATTTTTTACGTTTTGGTGTTTTAAGAGATTTTTCTATTTGTTTTGCTTGTTTTAAATGAAGCCTTGAGGCTCCTTTCAACTCTTTAACAAGTTTTCTTTTTTGTTGAATTGATAGTTCAGTCATTATTCATCCTCGTTATACAGGTTATCAAAAACTCTGTTTACATCTAATGTGTAGTCTAAATCAGATTTTGAGTAATGTATATGTTGAGACGGTTTAAAGTCTGGCGCTCCCTCTCCTGTAACAAACCAAGCAGGATGCGTAACTCTCACTCTATTGTTTGGCAAAGCTACAATATTTCCTGTCCATTCACCAGCGTCTAATAGCTCTAAAACATGACTACTTTTATGTTGAGCTGGATCATCAGCAATTTCATTTTCAGCATAATCAACCGTAAAATAATACTTTGCTGGAAACATTTTACCGTCTATTTTTGCAAGCCAAGGACAAGGCGTAGCTCTATCTATAACGTATACTGAATTATGGTGTGAAGAACAATCCCAGGGTTGTGCGTCATATACTGCCATAGGCTTTGCAAAATCATCAACAAGAGTATCGGCAACTAATCCTGTAATTGGCATTCTTGCCCACATAGCACCACCATTTATATTACCCTCATCCCAATCTTCGCAATTAGATTCTTCTCCGGTAAATATTACATGAAAACTTAAACATCTAGTTGGCATTGTTGTAACGCCCACCGCCATAGCGTGTAAAAACTCACCATGATGTTTCTCATGATTATGGGTGTACTCTCTCCTTACCCAGCATTTAAAATGAGGTATGTTGTTGTATAAATACGCCACTAATTAGGTAATATCTTCTCTTCTGCGATTTGCAAAACCTGCTACTATAGATCCACCTTTTGACTTTTTCATCATAGGACCGCCTTTAGATTTCTTCATCATAGATCCACCTTTAGACTTTTTCATCATAGTTCCACCCTTGGATTTTTGCATGATACTTCCACCTTTAGACTTCATCATTTTTTTGCCGCCTTTAGAATTATATTTTCCCATTATTTTTTACCTTTTTTGGTTGTTTTTTTGACTGGAGCTTTTTTAGCCGGAGCTTTCTTTTTAGGCATGTTTAGATATATACGATCTTCTTTTACAGGTGCATCTGGTCTTACTTTTGCACTTAACCTAGCAGCTTCTTTAGCCTTCATTTTATCTTTGTTTGTCATAATTGCCTCTAACTTATAGTTGTTACTTTCTTTTTATCATTCATGACAGCTCCACAACCTTTAGCTACAAAGCCACCCCCATTAAGTTTTACACGGTTTTGTTTTCTCATGGCTTTTTCAATAGCCATACCTCTGTTTTCTTCGTAAGAACTAAGTTCTTTATCGTTATTTAAATCAGCTTTATCTGGGTTTTTAAGTTTTGTCATAATATTATTCTATCTTAATCTATTAGTCATAACAATTCCTTGACCACGAACTGAACCGCCTGTTGATAATTTTTTTCTGGTTTTTTTCTTCCAACTAATCCTAGCTGGTCCTTTTTTCTTTTTAGCAGCTGACGTACATTGTGCTTTGGTGGGCCTACAAGCTGGATAACTCTTTCTTTTCTCGCCTTTTTTTCTACCGCAAGGTTTGCCTGTTTTACAGTCTACCCATCCCGTACCGTCATTTTTAGAAAACCAATCTCTAAGCGTTTCTTTTCCCATTATCTTAGTCTATTGGTCATTACAGCGCCCTGGCCACGAACACTACCGCCTATTGCTTTTTTTACTCTTTTTTTGCTATTGCCGTAATTGGCTGCGCCAACTTTTCTGCATTGGACCAATCTACCGCTAGCGTATGCGCTAGGCCAAACTTTTGCACTACGCTTTACCTTATGATAACAAGCGTCTTTTTTGGTTTTCTTTTTAGCTGCCATTTAACATTTCCACCTTCGTCTTGCTTGACGTATTCTTGAGTTTGGATCGTTTCTAGTTTTAGCAGAACTTTTCTTTAGCTGGCCAAGAGATCTAGCGCAATAAGACTTACGCCTTTTTGCTGCTTTACTGCCTTTTGCAACCTTACCAGTTACAGCAGTTTTTAACTTAGACCCAGGATTTGCCTTTCTATAAGCACGAACACCTTTTTTAGTCATACCAGCCCCACTTTTCGTGGGGCGGTAATTAGCTCCTTTGCCTTTAGTGGTTTTTCTTATAGGCTTAGCTTTTCTTCTAGCTGTTGCCACTTGAGATTAAGCGTAATCTTTAATTAAAGTTAAAACTATAACGTACGAGTCACCGCTTCCAGCGCCTGTCGTAGTTAATTTTATATCTCCTGTTTTTCCACTTGCTGCTGCTGTATTTTGTATACCGCCAAAGCTTGTAAAGTCTTCGTCAGTTGTATAGTCTGCATTAAGATCCCAACAGATAGTATTAGTAGTAGCGTGCCACAAAAGTTTTACACTCATTCCAAAAGTAGAATAAACAATCTTGCCAAGCTTAACGCCTGTGCAAGCTTGTCCACCAGAGCTATTAGGCTGTAAAGCACTAACATCTACTTTTGTGACTGCACTTTCACCATTACCATCAGATGTGTTAGTAAGCTGTATAACAGCTATCCTATCACCATCTTG